CATGCCAGTCAGGCCACAACGACACACACCGGCCGCGCCGATCACGCCCAAGCACGTGACACCTGAGCACCAGCGCGGCACCAGCGCTTCGCGTGGCTATGACTACAAGTGGCAGCAGGCGAGGGCAGGCTATCTGCGTAAGCATCCGCTCTGCGTGCATTGCCAAGCTGAAGGGCGCGTGACCGTTGCGACCGACCTTGATCACATCACGCCTCATCGAGGAGACATGGTGCTGTTCTGGGACAGGTCGAACTGGCAAGGGCTCTGCCATCAGCACCACAGCCGGAAGACAGCCACGGAGGATGGCGGCTTCGGCAATGCCAAGCGTCCTCGTTCGGGCTGATGAAGCACGCCAACTCCCCTGAAGGATGTCTACCGTTCGTCGGTTATGAGAACGGATATCATTCTATATGCACCGAAATGGTGCGCATAGGGATGCTCAATGGGGTGGGGGAGGTCAATAGTATGGGGCTTTTGGCTTCTAGACCGCGCCCGAAGCGTTTTTTCGCGCCGTCAAAATTAGCTTTTCAAAATTGAAGGACCACAAATGACCAGAGGACGGAAGCCAACGGCCCCGCACCTCAAGGTTCTGGCCGGTACAACTCGCCCGGATCGCGAGGAGGAGGACGCGCCGGAGTTCGACCTGGTCGCCGACTTTCCAGATCCGCCTCAGCACCTGAATGTTGATGGCTCGGAAATGTGGCGATCACTTGGCCGGCAGCTTGTCAGCGCCAGGGTGTTACAGGTCGTTGACCTGTATTCGCTCGAGCAACTTTGCTTCGCCTGGCAATGCTTTCGGAAAAAAGCTAAAGCCGACATGGAATCAACAGCAGCGGAGACCACGGCGCTTAAGGCGCTTTTTTCAGAGTTTGGAATGACCCCCGCCAGCCGACGCAAGGTTTCGTCCGGCTCCGAGAAACCGAAGGGCAATGCATTCGCCGGAAACGGCCGTAAGCAGGGTGCTAAATAATCGAATGATCTGGCTGTCCAGTCTGGAGTGGGAATGCGTGATTTCGTCCAGATCGCGACCGACTACGCCAAGGCTGCGGTGGCTGACAAAAAAAGGAAGAAGCACGGCCGCTTGATCCGCGAGGCCTCGAAGCGTTTCCTTGATGACCTGAAGCGAGCAAAAAAGAAGGACTGCTCGTTCATCTTTGACCCATGGCACGCCAACGACCCGTGCGACTTCATCGAGAAGTTGCATCACGTCGAAGGCAAGTGGGACAAGCCGACGATTGTCATGCACCCGTCGCATATTTTCTTCGTGGTGCAACTATTCGGCTTCCGCAAGCGCGAGGCGGTTTACACCGAAGGCTGGGGCGGTGATGGGATGTTTCATCCTCGCCGGTTCACCTCGGCGCTGTTCGCCGTGGCACGGAAGAATGCCAAGAGCACATTGTCCTCGGCGATCCTTCTGTACTGCGAATGCTGCGAGCCGGAAGAGGGGGCCCAGATCGTCAGCGCCGCGACTACGTTCGGCCAGGCAGCAATCATCTTCAATGCCGCCAAGCGTATGGTCGAGAAGAATGCCGACCTGCGGGAATACTTCGGGCTCGAGGTATGGGCCAAGTCCATCAGCCGTGTGGAAACTGGCGCAAGCTTCAAACCAATTCACGCCAAGGCCTCGACGCAGGACGGTCTCAACCCTTCGCACGTCGGCCTCGACGAGATACACGCGCACAAAACCGCCGACCTTCTCAACGTGTTGACGTCGGCCGCCGGCGCACGCGGCAACCCGCTTTGGCTTTACACGACTACCGAGGGGTACACGAACCCCGGGCCGTGGGCTGAAATCAGGATGTTCGCCAAGAAGCTTCTGTCCGGCCTCTTTGGTAACACTGCTGATCACTTCCTGGTGGTGTTCTACGCGGTCGACGACGAGGACAAGAGCCTTGGCATCAAGGCTGACGAAGAGTTCGACGAATCCTGCTGGATCAAAGCCAACCCGCTGATGGATGTGAACCCGCATCTGATGGCGGCGATCCGGAAAGAGGCGGTGGAAGCGAAGCAGATGCCATCGAAGATGGCCGAGTTTCGCATCAAGCGACTGAACCGCCCGGCATCGACCGCCGATGGCTGGGTCGACCTGAACAAATGGCAGCGCTGCGGTGGCGAGGTCGATCTTGATTGGCTTTCACAGTACCCGTGCTATGGCGGGCTCGATCTGGCTTCGACCACTGACATCACTGCCTTTCGGCTGGTGTGGAATGTTGACGGCGTGCTCTACACCTACGGATGGCGCTGGGCTCCCGAAAGCGCGGTGGCCTTCCGTACCGAGCGCGGCACGGTTCCTTATGCCTCCTGGGTCGAGTCTGCTTTGCTCAAACAGACCGAGGGCGACGTCACCGACTACGCCGTGATCGAGGCGGACGTGAAAGCGGTCTGCGAGCGCTTCAACGTCCAGGCAATTGCCTATGACAAATGGAACGCCAGTGACTTGGTTAACCGTCTGGTGGCGGCCGAGTTGCCGATGATCGAGTTCATCCAGGGGCCGAAGTCGTATCACCCGGCCATGCAGGCGCTGGAGTTGGCCTATATAGCCGGCAACCTGGTCCACGGTGGCGACATGATCCTGAACTGGTGTGCGTCGAACCTGATTGCCAGGCGCGACGACAACTTGAACATGGCCCCCGACAAAAAGCGCTCAGCAGACAAGATCGATGACATGGCCGCGTTGCTGATGGCGGTGGGCGTGTCGATTTCCGGGCAAGAGCAGCCCCTAAATGACCTCTTTGTGGTGCTGTGATGTTCAATTTTGGCAAAGCAAAAAAGCTGGAGCAGGAAGTGTCAGCCCTGCGGGAAGAAATCGGACAGATCAAGAATGCAAGCCAGACCTGGCACGAAATGGGGGCTGATTTTTTTGGTGCAAATCCGTCGTCCTCAGGTGTCGTGGTCACGACCGAGACAGCCAAGCGCAGCGCCGCCGTGTATGCATGCTGCCGGCTAATCGCCGGGGCTGTGGCGTTGCTACCGTTGCCGATCTACGAGCGTACCGATAGCGGTGGCCGGAAAAAAGTCGAGCATGACCTGTGGTGGCTGCTGAATGAATCGCCATACCCGACTCTGACGGCGTGCTCGTTCTGGGAGTGGATGATTTCCTCGATGCTGCTGCGTGGCGACGGAATCGCCCAGATCGTGCGGGACCGAAGCGGCCGACCTGTCCGCCTGATGCCGCTGCCGCGCGAGTGTGTCGCCATCGAGCGGGTGGGTGACACGCTGCATTATTACGTCAACGACAACGGAACGTATTTCGGCCTGCAGTCGGAAGACGTCTTGCACTTCCCGGGCTTTGGCTTCGATGGCACCAAGGGCGAGTCAGTGATTCGCTATGCCGCGCGGCAGGCCGTCGGTACCGCGCTGGCAGCGGACGAGTTCGCCGGCGAGTTCTTCAGCAACGGTGCAAGTCCGAGCATGGTGATCACCTACCCGCAGGGCGTAGCACCTGGTCAGGAGCAGCAGGATCAATTGCGATCCCAGTTCACTGAGCGCTACGTCGGCAAGAGCAATCACCATAAGCCAATGCTGCTGGTGAACGGTGGCAATGTGAAACCGGTCAGCCTTTCGGCAGAAGATGCCCAACTGCTGGAAACCCGAAAATTCCAGGTGGTGGAAATCGCCCGCGCGTTCGGTGCGCCACCTCACATGATCGGCGAGACGTCTGCCTCTACGAGCTGGGGCACTGGCATTGAGCAAATGTCGATTGGCTTTGTTCGCTACACCCTGGGCCCGCACCTGCGCCGTATCGAGCAAGAGCTGAATCGCAAACTTTGGCCGCGGTCCATGCGCTTCTTCACTGAGTTCAACCGTGACGGGCTGCTCGCCGGCGACAGCAAGACCGAGTCGGAAGTGCTTGGCAAATCGCTTGGTGGCCCGGGTACACAGGGCTGGATGACCGTCAACGAAGCCAGGCGCCTTAAAAATCTGCCACCGGTTGACGGCGGTGACGAGCTCCCCCTTTCGGTTGCTGCCAAGCAGCCAACCCCCAAAGCTCCAGAGGCTCAGCCCAATGAACCTGATCCAACTGTTTCAGAATAACCAGAACGCCAAGCGTGAGTTCCGCATTGTCGCGGAAGGGCGGGAGGCGACGGTCTACCTATACGACATCATTGGCGAGGACTGGTATGGCGGCGTTTCCGCCAAGGATTTCGTGCCGAAGCTGGCCGCGCTTGACGTTGACGTGATCCACCTGCGAATCAACAGTCCTGGCGGTGATGTGTTCGATGCCCGGGCGATGGCCATGGCCATCAAGCAGCATCCGGCCAAGGTGGTAGCGCACATCGATGGCCAAGCCGTGTCTGCCGCCACTTATGTAGCGATTGCCGCTGATGAAGTGGAAATCGCCGACGGTGGCTTTTTCATGATCCATAACGCCTGGACCGTGCAGATGGGCAACGCAAAGGATTTCAGGGCGCAGGCGGATCTACTGGACAAGGTCGACAGCAGCATCAGTGCTGACTATGAGCGCAAAACTGGCAAGCCCACCACCGAGGTGCTGGCGATGATGGATGCCACCACCTGGATGACGGCTGCTGAAGCCCTTGCCGCAGGGTTTGTCGACCGACTGGCCGAAGGAAAGACCGCCACGAAGAACCACTGGAATCTCGCTGCCTACGGCAACGCGCCAAAAGCATTAACGGGACGTCCTGAACCCGAACCCACAGTGGATCGCGAAGCCTTGGAGCGTCGCCTTACATTGCTCGAAAAAATCGCGCCCTAGGCCTCGCGCCATCGCGTACATCCAGCCCGCCTTGAGCGGGTTTTTTTGTATCTGGAGAAATGAAAGCATGACTATTCAAGCACTGCGCGAGCGCCGCAACGGCATGGCCATTGAGGCGCGTAAGCTGTTGGACGACACCAAGGACCAGAAATGGACCCCTGAGCATCAAACGAAATACGACACCCTGACCGGTGAAATTTCTGACCTCGACGGCCGCATCGAGCGCGAACAGAAGGTTCTCGATCTGGCGGCGGAAAAGCACTTCACCGAGCCGTCCAACAAAAAAGGCAAGCGCGACACCGAAGATCTGTTGTCGGAAATCGGCATCTTCGATACCTGGACTCGCCGCGGCGAAAAGGGCTTCAGCGCCGAGCAGGCCGCCAAGCTCTACAACACCATGAGCACCACCACCGGCTCCGAAGGCGGCTACACCGTGCCTTCCGATGTGGCTTCCAGTCTGATCGACTCGCTCAAGCTGTTCGGCGGCATGCGGGCGGTTTCTGAGCTGTTGAACACCGCCCAGGGCAACCCACTGAGCTTCCCAACCACCGATGGCACGTCTGAGGTCGGTGAAATCCTGGCAGAAAATGCCCAGGCATCCAGCGCTGACCCGGTGTTTGGCACCGTTGGCCTGAACGTCTTCAAGTACAGCTCGAAAATCATCGCGGTGCCGATTGAGCTGCTGCAAGACAGCTCGGTGGATATCGAGGCGTTCATCCGCAAACGCATCATCGAGCGGATCGGTCGTATCACCAACCAGCACTTCACCACCGGCACCGGTACCGGCCAGCCTCGCGGCATCGTCACCGCCGCGTCGTCGGGCAAGATCGGTACTACCGGGCAAACGCTGTCGGTCATCTACGACGACCTGGTCGACTTGCTGGAGTCCGTGGACGAGGCCTACCAGTTGGGCGGAAAGTGCAAGTTCATGTTCAGCCAATCGCTGCGTAAGGTGCTGCGTAAGCTGAAGGACACCGCCGGCCGTCCAATCTGGACCCCGGGCTATGAGGCTGGCATCACTGCTGGTGCTCCGGATCTGCTGCTGGGCAAGGAAGTCGCGCTCAACAACGACATGCCGGTACCGGCCGCAAACGCGAAGTCGATCATCTACGGCGATATGTCGAAGTACATCATCCGGGACGCCATGCAAGTCAACTTGATGCGCTTCGACGACAGCGTATACGCCTCGAAAGGTCAGGTCGGCTTTCTGGCGTTCATGCGCAGCGGCGGCAACCTTGTCGACAGCGGTGCCGTGAAGTACTACCAGCACTCGGCAACCTGATACCACGCGCCAGACGGGCTTCGGCCCGTCGGCCTCTTCCTGCATGAGGATTTGAATCATGGCGGTAAAAAAAGATTTGGTGCCGGTGCGTATTTTGTCCGGCTTCCCGCTCGAAGGCGTCAGCTACACCCCAGGCCAGCTGGTAGGCCTGCCGCCTGCTCTGGCTGAACAGCTGGAAAAGTCAGGCAGCGTTGACTCCCACAAGGATGCCTTGGCCGCTTGCAAGGCTGATGGTTTCGAGCTGATCGAGCACAAACCGGTCGGACAAGACCAAGAAACCGAGGAATAAAGGTATGGGGCTGCAACTTCTAGCGGCGCCGACGACGCAGCCCGTGTCACTCGAGGTGGCCAAGGAGCATTTGCGAATCGCTCCGGATGACACCGATCTGGATGCCGAAGTGGGGCGCCTGATCCGCTCGGCAACGGCCCGCGCTGAGAAAATCACGCAACGGGCGCTTCCGATCCAGAGCTGGCGCCTGATCTTGGACAGATTTCCGAAGGGGGCGATCTCGATTCCGCTTCCTCCGCTGAAGAGTGTTGAGGCCATCACCTACACGGACGCCGAGGGCGCAGAGCAGGTGCTGGATGAGGCTGCTTATGTGGTAAATCCGTACGGATTGATCGGCAAGATCACCCCCGCAATGGGCAAGTGCTGGCCCGTCACGGCAGCGCAAGCCATGGCGCTCAAAGTAGATTTCACGGCGGGTTATGACGCTGTGCCGGATGACATCGTTTCAGCCATCCTGCTGCTGGTCGGCCACCTTGATCAGAACCGCGAGGCTGTCACTACCGGCACGTTGTCCGCGGTACCACTGGGGGTCGATGCACTATTGTCCTCCCACTGCATACCGAGCCTGTCATGAAACTCGGGCGCCTGCGGCACTTCGTCGAGATTCAGCGCAGAGAACTTGTTCAGGATCCTGTCACGGGCGAAATGCTCGGCCAGGCCTGGGTGCGATTTGCCAAGGTCTACTCGTCCATCGAACCACTGAACACCCGCGAGTTTGTGGAAGCACAGGCCAATCAATCGGAGTTCACAGCCCGGATCGTCATTCGCTATCGCCCAGGCGTACTCGACACGATGCGCGTCCTGCACGGCAGCACTGTTTATGTGATCAAGGGCCCGCCCTTGGCCGACAGGGAATCAGGTCGAGAATATCTGACGTTGATGGTGGCCGCGGGGGTGAGCGATGTCTGATTGGGTGACTTACAGCTTCAAAGGCGCCGACAAACTGTCCGCCAGATTTAAGAGCCTGACCGAGGAAATGCGCCGCAAGGTGGTGACGCCGGCAGCCAAGGACGCAATGCAAATTGTGCTGCTGGATGCGAAAGATCGTGCTGCACGAATCGACGATCCGGAAACGGCCAACTTCATCCCTGCCAACCTGGCCATGGTTGAGCGCAAAGGACTGGGTGAGGAAGTCGGCGCTGTGATCCTGTCTGTCGGCGTGCGCATGCGCAAGCGCGGGCAGAAGGGCGGTAACACGTTCTATTGGTGGTGGGTTGAACTGGGCACCGAAAAGAATCGGGCAAAACCGTTTCTTCGGCCAGCGTTGGCCAACAACCGCGAGGCCCTGTTCAATGAGTTTCTGAGCTCGGCCAAGTATCAGTTGATCAAGCTGGGGGTGGATTGATGATCGCGCCCATTTTTGCGGTGTGTGCTGCCAGTCCGGCAGTCACTGCGTTGCTTGGAGTCGGGCCGACTCGCCTGTATCCGCATGGTGAAGCGCCGGAAGGCACTGCTAAACCCTACGCGGTATGGCAGGTAATCAGCGGATCACCGATGAATTACGTCAATGGCGTTCCGGACATGGATCGGTACGGGCTGCAGGTCGACGTGTATGCCGATACGGCCTCATCGGCTGACGCTGTGGTGGTAGCGCTCCGGCGTGCGATCGGTCAGAGGGCCTACATCACCGGCTTCGGCATGGATGCTCGAGATAAGGACACGCACAACTACCGCAAAGGCTTCGACGTTGCCTGGCTGGTGAGCCAGTAACCGCAAACCAGAAAAAGCGACCCGCTTCGGCGGGTTTTTTTATGCCCGCCCAACAGTGATTTTCCAAGAAAATCGGGGAGTATCAATTGACCATCAAGACCCAAGGCACCGATCTGTACACGATCGATCCGGCGACCAACACGATTCTCGTTGTGGGTTGTTTCACTTCGCTGGACGGCATCGACACCACCATCGCGCAGATTGAAACCACTTGCCTGAACTCAAAGGCCCGCACCTACGAAGCAGGTCTGGCTGAACCAGGTGCGGCGTCGTTCGGCATCAACATCGACCCCCAAAATCCGGCGCACATCCGCCTGCACCAATTGAAAACCGCCGGTACCACGCTGGTCTGGGCTGTTGGTCTTTCGGATGGTCGAGTAATCGTTGCTGGCGAGGAAGTGGGTATCCCGCCAACCGTCGCGGCGCTCCACGGTGTTTCTGCGTTGAATCTCACCAATGCGGGTACTGGCTACACCAGTGCTCCGACTGTGGCCATCACTGGCGGTGGTGGTACAGGTGCGACGGCAACTGCCACCGTTTCGGCTGGCGCTGTAACCGGCTTCACCATCACGAACCCGGGCTCGGGTTATACCAGCGCCCCGACGGTCGCACTCACCGGCGGTGCAGGCACCGGCGCTGCGGCAACTGCAGTGGTGAACGACGAGGTTGATTTCACCCTGCCGACCACCCGCACCTGGATCACCTTCGAAGGCTATATGAATAGCTTTCCGT